AGACCATGATTTGAGGAATAAGGCTGATCAATCCAAGTTTCTGGAAAACCAGTACCTTCTGCAAAAGCAGAACCAATTACATAAGAACGGTTAGCTTCTAGTTCACCAGCAATTGCTCTATCTGATGTTTGTTCATCATCATCATCTGCAGTTCCAACACCACCAGCAGATGGTGTATCATTGTAAAATGATGAAAATTCCAAAGCACCACTGTCATATTTGACAAGAGTACCTTGAAGACCTACACATTCCTTTGATCCACCACCAGCAGTCTTAGAAATACCATCCTCAACAGATTCTATTCTGAGGATTTGATATCCTGAAGTGCCAGTACCTGTTGCACTAGACTTTCCAGGAATCTTAACTAACTGTCCAGGTAAGAAAAATCCTGGTCTTGTATTACTAGCACCAACATCATAGTTGTTAGTATTCTCATTGTAGATATTCTGTATATTACCACGATTATCATAGTCAGTAGACATGTATACTTTCATTGGCTGACCAACTGCAGATACGGCTGCGCCTGTATCTGACCTTTGCATTGTTGACTCAACAAATGTATCTATACCACCATCTACTTGACCTATTACATAAGCATACCGCTTATGATATGAAGGACGCTTCTCAGTAAACTTAAACTGAGGATCATCCGTGGATTTCTTTGCCACCTTACTTACGAATCTAAAGAATGGATCTTGAGAGATTGCCAGCTCAGATACTCGACTACCAAAGTTATACTTTCTGCGTATATCCCCAGTAATCAGGTCAGTACTAGTACCTGGACCTCGTCCATCAAAATCCGCTACAGTAAGATTCGTGTTCGGGGTTATCGCTGAAATAAAATCAGCCATATCGAACTCCTTACTTGAAGTTCAAATAGACCCTAAGCTAAAATAGCTTTATATGTTAAAAATCTATTCGAACAGGTTATCTAAGTCGCCATCCAAGCCTAAAATCCCGTCAAATATAGCATTATCTGGGGTTTTCTCTTCGGCTTGGCTGTTAGCTCCACTAGCGGATGTCGGTATGTTCCTGACATTCTTCATCTGGTTTAACATGTCACTCTTTGTAGATTGGACCACATTAGCATTGGCTTGATCACGATTCAGGAGATAGTCAATGTCATCAAGTGTAAGAATATGACCTTTAGCTCTCTCTTTAAAAGATTCGAACTGTTCATCGGTCATGCCTCTTTTTTCTCTGAATTCATTTTCCTGTGCTCTCCTTTGAGCCTCAACTTGTACTTTTGTAGCATTTTGCTTTTCAGCAGCTACTATCTGTCCCACTCTCTTTTGAACAACCTTGTCTACCTGAGCATTCAGAACTTTAGCTGAATCAGAATCTGGATCTGACATTGCATCCTGAGAATCAAATATAAAATCCTCATCTAATTTCAGCTCTTCCTGAATACTTTTTGGAGTGTTACCTCCATTTACCAGATATTCACGAACATGTTCAACTAATCCGCTGTCGTTTTTCATTGCTTCAAGAACTGGTACAAAAGGTTCAACATCTTTGTATTGCTCTCTCAGCTTGACGGCTTCACGACTACTGTCTTGGTAGCGTTTTTTGTAAGGATTACCGTCATCATCCCAACCCACGTTATCGGAGCCAACAGCTTCTTGCTGGGTTACCTGTTCGGTGCCAACTGCCTGTTGGGTTGCCTCAGTGTTGTCTTCGGTTACTACACCGTTGACATTCTCTTCAAGGGCTTCGAAAAAGTTATCTGAGGAGCCAAAAACCTTATTTTCAACCTGTTGTTCTTCAACAGTTGCGGTTTCTGGGTTGCCTACAGTTTCTTCCATATTATGTCCCCATAGTTAATTTGATGTTACTTATTTTCATTGTCACTTTGCAAATCCTTTTTTGCAAATTGTATTTCTCTAGCTAAATCTTTCTTAGTTGAGTCCACCTGATTGGTCATTACGTTCTGTAAAAGCTTCTGTTTAGCCTCTGTTGAACGGTAGGAATCCTTCATATCACCCTTCACTTCTTCCTTCTTTTTGGTGATTTCCATCTCAGCCTGCATAACCTTGCCTTTGATACCAGCCTGTACCAATTGTCTCTCAAGTGTCTCGATAGTGCCTTCTTTATCTTTGAGTGCTTCCTGCATTTGACCCAGTTGTCCCTGGAGTTGAGCATATAGACTCTTACGCTTGGCTATCTGCTCTTTGTTTCTCACATCAGTCTCAGCAAGTACTGCTATATCATCTATAACGCCAAACTGCAGAAGTTCTTTCAACTCAGCCAGATATGCCCATCTATTGACTGGCAACGTTGAACCTGCCACTATTCTTACATCAAATTTAGCAGCAGAGTAATCCATTGATTTACCTATTGCCCTGCCCATATCATTGTAGATAGGGATATTAATCTCTTGTTCACGCTCTTCCTGCAATGCAGAGGGCTGTATAATCCTGAACTTCTTATTAGCTGAATAGACAGACTGCGATATCTGCATAATAACCTTACCCAGCTGTCTCAAGGCTGGTTCTATTGAATGTTTCATCCATTGTTTAATTCTTCTTGTCCCATACTCATCCAATGCAAGCATTCCCCTGAATGTTTCATGCTGCTGCTGGGTATCACCCTGCATAGAAGAGTATATACCAGCCAGGTACTCCATATCCTGCTTACCCTCCTGCACAATACCAAAGAATGCATTTGACAGGGGAGCTGGCATGATAGGAGTTGGTTTTTCCGATCCTGGTCTAACTGATAGCAATGCTCCTGGTGAGGATGAATACTTTTCCCATTGCTCTGGATCAATAGACCCTTCTTCATACAGCCATCTTAAGGAAGAACCCAAGGATGCATTATGAACCATTATCTGGTGTGACTTATTTATCTCTCTCTGCTTTCCTACCAGAGGAGCTACTGCAGATACTGGATATGGTGTCCCTGTCCACTTGTAATGAAACGGAATTAATGGATAGTCAACAATATTCTCTGGATATACCACTTCCTGAAGAAGTTTATCTCCTGCACATATTGTCTGCCTGATCCTGGTACCGTAGAACTGCACACTGTCAACAATAGACTGCTGGAATGTTTTATCCTTTAAAAGGATATTATATTCTTTCTCCGATATAACTTTGTTCTCAATCTTTGATGCTGCCGCCTGGAGCTGGCTCATATATTCCTGTTCAGCTGCCTGTAATTGCTGTTGCATCATCTTTTGAGCTTTTTCCAGTTCAAGCTGATATCTCTCAGGAATCATCTTACCCATCTGTACAGCTTCCTGCATCTGTTTGTCCTGCTCCATAAGTTCAACCTGCATCTCTGCAGCCATCTCTTTCATTCTTACCTGTACCTGCTGTTGAATTACTTTAAGCTGTTCCTCATCTGGAGGTATTCTGTAAAATACATTTACATAAGAGACTTTAATCTTTTCATACAATTCAAAGAGTTCGAGAGTAGGTTCCTGTTCTCCAGCTGAATCCACTCCCACATCTTCTGCATTAGCATCATCCCTCAGAAAGAGTTTCTGCTCTTTATCAGAGATTGCCCTTTCTGAATAGGAGTCATCCCCTTCCAGAGAGGATGCACTGTTTATTTTTCTTTTAAACTGAGGAAATATCTTAACAATATGGCTTTTTGGAAGAACTTTTCTTATCAGTACATAAGATGCATCCCTGAACATCATATCCCTTGACTTGGGATCTACATAAATATCAAATGGTTCTGGCTGCTGAAGTACCACTTCCCCCATGCCATTATCCATATCAGTGTCTACAGTAACAAGAACATATCCAATTGATTTGGTAATAGCGTCATTTATAGCATTTGAATAGAGAGCAGAACCGTCAGACAGATTCCAGATATAGTCAGATAAATCAGAGAATACAGCTGCCACATCGGAATCACTTCCTTCCACTCCAATAGCCTGCCATCTGGGATTATTGGCAGTAGCATAGAAATTGAGCATCTCCACTACAGGCAATATCCTGTTAATGGTAAATGTAGGCATCCCCTGGTCCTGCAAAGCAACTTTTTCATCATGAGATAACTGCTCATCATGGGCAAATTCATACCCTTTCTGGTTCACAAACTGCCATTGACTCCGTGTCCAGTTATTGGACAGGTTGTACAATTCTCTTATTTGATCTACTTTTTTCTTCTTAGCCATTATTGTAATAACCCTTCATCTATTAAATTATCAATTGATTTATAATCTTTATCTTCTTGAGGTCCTATAACTTTATTAGGAATCCTTTCTAACAAATCCTCCCAATCTATTCTTGGTGGTTCTAACCAATCCATATCATCTTTATCTTCTCGAGGCCCTATAAACCCTTTATCAGGAGTCCTTTTTAACAAATCTTCCCAATCTATATCTTCAGGAAGGAAAACTGATTGTTCAGCCATCCGATCATCTCTAAAAGGAGACATAGACTTTGGCTGATTTAATCCCATTCTTTCATGATATTTTTCTATTAGTTCAGGTTCTATCTTTTGATGAGCTTCATATTCTTTAGAACGTGCAGGAACCATCCCAGTTGAAAAAGGCATACCCCATTTATCAGAAGGTATATCATCTATAAACTCATAATCATATACTGCCTCGCCAGCCCTAAGTCTTGCCATATAAGACTGATGTTCCTGAATGATAGGGTCTATTGTACTTTTATATTGTTCCGCATGAGCTAATTCTGCAAAAAAATCATCAATATCACCATACTGGATATTTAATGTATCTGGAAATTCCTCTCTCATCTTCTCTCCATATACCGCTGTTCCCAATTGATTCCACATAGAAGTATTAGCTTTTTCCGCAGATAATTCCCCCATAGCATAAAGACCAATAGCATGTAAAGGATTATGTCTTGACGAAGTATTGAAAAAAGCACGAGGACTTCCCTGTGTAAAATCATGACCTGTATCTGTGAACTCTTGTGGAGTCAACTGTCTTACATATGGAGAACCACTTTCCTTCCATAAACTTTGTAAAACATCTCTTTCTTTTTTTAAACGCTCCTCATCAATATGTGGAGACTTAAAAGCTTGATATTGTCTTGTAAACCAATCCATAGATTCAGAAGCTGTCATTTTATCTAATGATTCCAATTCGGATGGCTTCATGTCCTCAATAATTTTACTAGTATAATATGGTAACGCCACTATGCTACCACCCAATCTCTTGCTTTAGGTTTCTTTTTGTACCATTTACCTTCTTTATCCTGACCTGCAGCCATAGGAGGGTTGGCATACTTGACTGCATATGCTAATGCATCAATAGTGTCATCATGTGCCATTCTGGGACCAAATGTTGTTATTTCTCTATGCAGATCATACTGTGTCTTCTTGATATGTATCTGCCCTATGGAAAATCTTTGAGCCAGTATTTCCTGTATCCTGTCCCTTTTACTCATCCTTGTACCTGGCTTTTCAGCTCTATAACCAATAGAAAAGTCATTCCTTCTTCTCATTTCTGAGTTAAGGGTCTGGAAGATAGGCTTACTCATAGTGGTATCTTCTACTGTGAAAAGGTTTGGCTTATAGCTTTTAGCATACTGGAACATATAATCTACAATACCGATCTTATGCTCTCCTGGTATGCCCAATACTGGGATGGATTGTTTTCTAATATAATCAAGGACATATATGCTGTTGTCTGGTGTAACTGCTACAGCTATCAGAACGGAGAAGTCGGAATCCCTTCTTGCTGAGTCAGTGGCAGGATCAACGCCTGCGAATACACTGCACGGTTGGAATCCTTGATTATTTGCGTCAATGAATGAAAGCCCAGTTTCTTCATCGACATAGAATTTACCATCCCAGTATTTAATGTGATCTCTTGTAAATATTGCATCCTCAGCACTCTGGACTTCCATCATATATTCCTGGTAGAATTTCTGAGGAGTACCAGAATCCTGGTAGAATTTCTTTTTCCTTTCCATCTCTTTTAAGCCAAACCAGTCAGGCCATAGAGGAGTGCCGTCTTCCTGTAATGCTTTATAGGTTATAACATGCCAACTAAACTTTTCAGCTCTTTTTAGAGATTGTTGATAGCCTACCAGTATTTTCTGGATAAAGGAGTCATAATGCACAGGAGTGCCATTAATTCTTAATCTTCCTGTTTTTGGTTCCAGTGCAGGGAATACAACTGCTGTAACAAGGTTTGATATTTTCGAGCGACTCTCAGGAGTAATAGTATTATTCTCATCTTCAAAATCATCCAGTACAATAAGATCGTACCTTTTATGGAGTTTTGCTCCACCTCTTATCCCTGAGAGATTGGATTTAGATATAAGTTTACAGCCATTATTGAGTTCAATATCATCTTCAGTCCATTTTTTACCCTTCAAATCGCCAAAATAATATCTCACTTTATCATTATATTCAATATGATACTTGACATAATCAAGGTTAGGCACAGATATCTTGGAGCTTGCAGCCACCCATCCATAGAATAATGGTTCAGTAGTGAAGAGGAAATCATGGAGAATGCTGCATTTAGTCAATACTGTCTTTCCATGACCACGTGGCAGAATGACCGCCAACTGCCTGATACTGGGGTCATTTACTGCATCTGCTACTTCATAATGAAAGAATGGAGTTTCACTACGCATAAAATCATCAGGGAGGAATAATTTGCCAAAGGCAACCAAGTCTTTATATGCAAGTCTTAGCTCTTCTTCAGCCTTGGATACATTTTGAGAATTTATATTCACTTATGAGCCTTCAATCAAACGATTATATATATTAAAACCACCTCTTTCTCCTTGATTATATATTTCTTTACCTTTCTTTATCACACGACCCATCTCTTCAACAGCCTCTTTGCCATAAACTTCTACCTCATCATAACCCATTTTTTTAAAATCTTTAGCTGCTTTAATTGTTCTGGGACTAATAGAATCAAGGTAAGTCATAACAGATATAGCATCATCAGAATCAACACCTGCATTTACTAATTTATCAAATTTTCTACTATGTGAAACTAATGATTCAGATGCCTCAACAAAAGTATCTGTTACATCACTGACAAGTTTAGGATCTGTCGGATCACCTCCATATTTCTTAACAACATCTTGAGTCATTTCTACCATTTTTACTTGTTGTTTCTGTGCTTTAGCTAGACCTGCAGCTTTTTTACCTCCCTTAACCATCTTTAAACCACCAGACACAAGACCAAGCATTGGTATAGCTGATATTAAAGATAAACCAAATCCTTTTTTATCGCCTTCTAATCCATATAAAGCAGCATCTATTATATCGGCAGCATTACCTACGCCTGGAGCCATACCAGCAGCCGCTAATACAGTATGAACTGATCCTGTATTTTTCATAGATCTTTCAAGCCCTTTTTTAGATATATTTTCTTCCAGCCATCCCTTCAAACCAGTACTTTCTTCTTTCTTTTTCCATCCATCAACTAATTGATCTTCTATATTATTTGCCATACTTAATCCTTTTGAGAATTTATATTCACTTATGCACTTTCTTTAAAAATTCTTTAGGAAGACCTTCATGTATAATAAAATTTGGTGGTGGAAATATTGAACCCTCAGGCCATGTAAGAGGAAAATCTGATACATCAGTTCTAGACAACTTTTCCCACTCGGAACGAGGCATTTCAAATTCCAAAACTAAACTCTTGTATTTGCTTTTACCTACAGTTCGATCTTTTCCACTTCTTGCTTTAATGGAAGACCATACTTTAGCTTCTTCCCATGCTATTTTTTCCTGAACTCTACTTCCAGTCGTTGCAGCACTCACTGAAATTGAACCTTCAGGTAAACTATATTTTAAATGAGGCTTATTTGGATTCCATTGAGAATGTCTTCCACCAACAAACTTACCTTTTTTTGCCATTTTCCCTGGAACCCAATCTGCAATACCTCTGTACAATGTTACCATCTCCTCACCAGCTTCCTTTGCAACCTTCAGAGCCTTTTTCGCAGATACCATCTGACCTATTACTGGAAGAGCTGCAGCAGACGACCAGGCA